AGAGCAGTCAGTTCTGGATTGATGTCAGGCACTTCCACTTCCTCACCATGGTCCCACGCGCTGAGAGAGATGCGAATCCATGTCAACTTATCCAAGGTTTCAGGCCGAACGGTTCTCCAAGAGGTCCGGCCATCGGGATACTGCACCATGTTCTTGAGGCCGTTGCTGATCAGCCCGATTTGCAGACCTTTGCCATGCAGCGTGTCCACCAAGTCGTCGAAATCGTAGCCCTTTTCGCGGTCCTTCCACAATATGGGGTTCCCTCCCCCGCTCAGAATAACGGCTTTCAAACCCAATGGAATGAGCTGATCCACATATGTTTCCACCTGATGCAATGTCAGGGCGGCGTTGCCTCGGTTGGCAGTAGAACAGAAAGAACACTTGTGCTGGCAGGCGTCTCCCACAAAAATCCCGCTCACCTTGGGCACTCCTTTGCCTTGATGCAGCCCCTCGATGATGTCGCGGTGCCAAGGGATTTTGGATGAGGTGCTGGTGAACTCGTTGAGCAAATCCTTCATGGACTCAGGAGTCTCGTGATTACACGTCTCTGAGTCGCCGGGGATGGTGTCCAGTTCGGGCTTGTCGGCGATGGCGGAAGGGAGGGTGTTCATAGAGGTTTCCGTGCCCACATCTCCAACGAGAAGATACGGCGGTTAAGTTTTGGCACGATCTCGGCAACCGTGGGCGAGTGGTTCTCGTCTGAGTTGACAAGGAGATGGACGTGGTGTGAGGGGAAACCTGCGCGGACAAAATGTGCCCACATGGAATCCTCTGTGAAGATTTGAGCGTGCTGGTCAAACCACAAAGCTGCCTCGAACCACGTTGGGATAGGGTTCGGTGGATCTGTCACCTCGAACAAACGAGGCCAGTTCTCGTTGCGGTCCTCGTCGTGGACAGAACGGAAGTAGGTGGCGTCTGGCACGCTCACCAGTATCACGCCACCAGGGTTGAGCACTCGCAGCACTTCCTTCATCACCTTGACCGCTTCACGGCAGTCCATGTGCTCCAGAACATGGCTGCACAAACAGCCGTCAAACGAGTTGTCGGGAAAAGGGAGTGGCTGGCGCAGATCGTGCCGGACGAAGTTCGGCTCGTTGATCTCATGACCACCGCCCTCCCAGTTGTCGAGGTTGACCCAGATGTTGTCGATGGGTCTTGTTGACCCGGCTCCGAGGTTGAGAATTTTCATACTTTCAAGTCGTGTTCAGTTTGGTCGAGGATGCTGGAATAGTCCAGTCCGGTGATGGCGCTGGCCTCGTCAAAGTGGGCCTTCTGCTGCTCCAGGGTGAGCGGGCGCAGGTCAACGCCGGGGTTGGGGTAGGGCAGTTCTTGGGAGAACGTGATCAACCGGCGCGACTGTTTCTTGACGAAGAGGGTCAGCCCGTTGTCGGAGTGGAGGTCGAGTTGCTGCCAATCTGTAAGCCCTCCCAACCTGTCGGTCAGTCCGTCCACCAACATGCGGGGACCAACGCAGTTCTCCACGTCATCGAAGGCTATAAAGGAAGCGCCTCGGTTGATCGCCGTCTTCATCTCGAACAGCGCGGCCTCGTGGCTGTGCCAAGCGTCGATGTAGATAAAATCCACACGCTCCGGCCAGATGCTCAAGTTCTTGGTGTCACCGTCATGGAACTCCACCCAATCGCGGACACCGAGATGAGTCAGGTTCTCCTCGGCGTGTTGCTTCGGCGTCTTACCTTCAAGGATGTGTACGTGCTCCAATAACGACCAGTTGTCGAGGCAGTGGACGCGGCCTAGGTTGTTCTCTTGGCAGGCTTTCGCCATCCATGCGGCAGACAAGGCCCGGTAAGTGCCACAATCGACGATATGCTGCGGCTTCAGACAGCGGGTGAATCCGTGCAGCAGGCGCGGGCTGTCGTAATTCCAAGAGGCGTAAACCTTGTTGATTTCTTCGTAAAAACTCATGCTTTTGGTTGGTGTGAAATCCACATGTCTTTGGTGCATCCCGGCATCAACGCCTCGTAGGTGGCGATGTCCTCGGTGTTCTGTTCAGGCTCCATGGCTCGATAGTGGTGCGAGTAGTGGTCGATGTAGAGCGACCCGTCAGTCACCCGGATAAACTTTGGCTCGGCCCATGTTGGCGTCCATATCAGGCGCTCGTGCATCTTCACCTCCGGGTCGTAGCACAGGAAGGGGGTGTTCTTCAATAGCCTGAGTTGCCAGTCGTGCTCCGCGTGCCAGTTCTGGCAGGGGCGGTCCCACTCACCGGGAGCACCGAACCAGTGACGGCGGGACACGCAGATGGCGAGAGCTTGCTCTGCCTCGGCATGCCCGATTAAATGCCGCAGCTTCTCACGCTGGTTGACGTTGCCGCCAGCACCCGTTTGGTTGGAGACGTGCAGATCGGGGGTGAGTGTCTCGGGGAACTTGCCGGTGCCAGTGACGCCGAGGATGGGGGCAAGCGGCCACACCCGTTCATCCGCGTCCAAGATCATCACCCATTCGCAGGACGAATACCCGATGCAGCGGGTTCGTAATGCTCCGAAGCCCTGGCTCAGGGTATCGTGGATGAGCTTGTGACCGGACGCCTCTGCAATGGCAATCGTCTCAGGGTCAGCCGGGGTGCCGTCCATGGGAGAGGATACGAGCACGATCTCGTCGAACATTCGCTCGGCGGTTTCGATAAAGCCGGGCAGAGCATGGCGCTCGTTGTGGAAATGACAGACTGCGGAGATTCTCATACTCGCGTAAATTGGATAAACCCGCAGGACTTCGGCACCTCAGAGGAGGCAGGTTTGAGTCCGGGGTAGTGCCATGAACCGGTGATGCACCCTTCGTCTAAGGAGACACTCTCCCTGAACAAATCCATCCACATGTCCAGCGGCCATGCGTTGCAGTGTGACGGGTCGGAGTTGTCCTCGTCGCGGAGGTAGGGACCGTCGGGATGGTGAGTCAGCGGGACGATGGCGAGTAGGTGCTTCCGGGTGGAGGCGAGCAGTTGTTTGAGCAGAGGACGAAGTTGATCGAGCAGGATGTGCTCTGCCACATCCTTCAGGATGATGTGATCAAACCGTTCATCGGGCATCACGTTGGACACATAACCCTTCACCCCTTCGTCGCAGTTCTGGATGGCCCACTCGCTGCTGTCGTATCCGAAAGCGTTCACCCCGCGCATGCGTAACGCCTTGACGAGGTAGCCTCGGGCGCACCCAAAATCGAGAACCGTGTCGCCGTCCTTAATGTGCAGGACGCGCTTGAGCCAGTCCGCCATGGGGAGCGTGAGATCGGGCTTCCAACTGTAATCGACGTAGTTTGATTTGCCGGATGTCGGGCCGGTCAGGTAGTACTCGGCGTCGTAAAATTCAGATTCCATGGGTGCGGCGTTCTTCGTGTTTGATAGGGTGAATGTCAATGGAAACTTTGATCAGCCCAGCCCTGATTGGCGCTGAGTGAGGCGGTGATCAGGTCCGAGTATTTGCCCCGTCCCTTCGTGTCGGTCACGGCTGCCACCAGATGAGCGTGACGGACGGACATGGGGTTCTTGGGCGCGTTCGACGGCAACGCGGTTCGGCGGGCAGCCTTGACCAGCGAAGTCAGCCCATGACGGCGACGGGCGATCTCGATGCAGCCGAAGAAGGCGTCGGCGCGGTCGGGGCTTCTGCCGTTGGTCCGCTGCTTCATCACCTTCTTGGACTCCACCTCAACTTTCTCCCGGTCCACGAGCTTGTACATTCTCGCACACATCTGGATGCACGTCTCTGGGTCGAGGCCACGAATCTGTCCGGCCTTGATGAAGTCTTTGCCGACGTACCACAGCTCGGACACCCGGTTGGCGAACCTGTCCTTGCCGGTGCGCGAGTTGGTGGTGCCCACGGTCTTGTCTGACGGCGCTCCCGCGAAGCTCACCATCTGGAAGCCCCGGCCCATCTTGATCGCCATGAGCGAGGCGAACGGATCACCGGCCCCTGTGGAGTCGGAGCCTCGGTCTTCCACTTTGACGCCGCGCTTGGCGCACTCGGCATCGTAGAGATTCACCAACTGCTGATTGCGGTCCACCGTCTTGTTACTGGCATCGACCAAGGCCATGAGGTTGATCGTCTCAACCAGTTCAATACCTTTGACGGTGCGCTGGTGGATGGCTGAGTAGTAGTCGCCCACCCGACAAAAACAGGCGTCCGCTTCGTCTCCACCATGGCTGAAGGCCGGGTCGAGGAAAGCAATTGGGGTGGGCGGGGTGAGCCATGTGCTGACTCTGTGCTGGCTGCCGCTGCTGGTGATCTCGACTTCCGTGTAGATGGCATTGGCGTCTCCATCGGGGGAGAGGAAGCCGCGCACCATGCGGTAGTACTCCGGCGACTTCGGGCCAAGGTCTCGACGCAGATCCGTGACGGTGCGCAGGCTGAGAATGCCCTTCCACACCTCCCGACCGGCGAGCACGTTGGGAGACTTCTCCCCGTCAAATCGAATGCAGTAGCCACGTTTGGTCTTCCACCCGTCGAAGGTTTCGTCGATGGAGTTCCACCCTTCCTCCGGCTCCATGAACACGCCGAGCGGGTCAAACGGCGAAGTGGGGTTGCCAATGCCGATGAACTGCAAGTACTCATTGGACTGCAAGTTGGTGATGGCGGTGTTGTAAAGACTGTGGGTGAGCAACGGCAGTTCGTCCGCGATGAAGATCACACAACGGTTCTTGAAACCGATCTTGGTCGAGGCGTCCTTGTCCTGTCCCTTGCCGCCAGCAACGAGAGTGATGCCTGCGAGCTGGTTCTGCTTGCCATCAGAATTGACGCGCACGATCTTGCCGAGGGAGGACACCAGCTTGGCCTGCATGTACTGCTCGCCGCCGAAGAACCGGCAAATCTCCGCCCAGTAGCCCTCGACGACGCCCCAGATACGACCGCGAGACTCGTCCAACGATGTCGAGGTAATGAACACCTTCACATACTCAGGAGATGCCACAGGGCAGTCGGGAAAACGTGCGCCGATGAGGAAGCGCCCAATGGCGTAGAGGGCGAAAAATTCAGACTTGGAGCAACTGGCGTGCCCCGCGACGGCGAGGAAGTTGTTGGAGTAGGCTTCTTCCAACATCCGCATGGCGTACGGGTTCCACTCGAAGCGGTAGCGGGGGTTGGTCTCGGGACGATCCAGCATCAACGAGATGAACCTGCGGAAGTGCCACGTCCACGGGTTGAGCTGGCTGCCCGGCAGATTAACGAAATGCTCGTAGTTGCCCAAGATAAACTTTTCGAGATCCACCTCCTGCAACAGCTCATACCCGGCGCTCGTCTTGGGCACGCCGGGGAGACGTTTCCACCACCGCCCATAGCGAGCGATGTGGGTGCGTTCCATCTGCTGGGGAGAGGGTTGGGGCATCAGTCTGTTCGTGGTTTCTTCAGTTGGCCTGCGCATTCGGCATACCCGATGATGTCAACCAGGGTGTCTCGCTTCGTACTCGTCTTGGCTCGGCTGACTTTCAACAGAATCATCATCTGCGCCACGTCCCACGGGGAGATGTGCGACCCTGTGTAGGCGCTCCACAGTTTCGCGATGCGAGCGAAAGAGTCGTTCACGTCGCCGTAGTCGGCTGCACGGTCTCCAGCCACAATGGCTGCGGCCTCTTCGGCGAGGGATTGAGGGGCTTTGGGGTCTGTGTCGGGGGATACTACACGGTAAGGCCCGCGCAGGTGCAGGGTTTCGTCGTCGGTTTCGACGTTCGGCACGGCGTACCAAGAGTTGAACTGCTCTGCATGTAGGTGTGCCCCAATCAGCAGACTGGGTCGCCACTCGTGGGGGCACCCTTCGAGATCGTTTTTCGCATCCCAGACCAACGTGTCCTGTGGCACTGGGTCTGGCACGTCTTTCCCGAGCATCACTGTGTAACCTTCCGGCGCTTCTGGTTTGTTGTCGTCTTTCATGGTGTCTGTGTGGTTAAATTTCATCCCCAAAAATCTTCTTCGTTAAAACTCATCCCCAAAACTGCGCTTCGTTGAAGGTCGCAGCATGCTTTGGCGAACTCCGCCGCAATTTGGGGAACGATTGCATTGCCGTAACCGCGCAGGCGCACCACTCGGGCGGGAATTTCATGAGCCAACGGGAAAAATGCGGGTTCAGTTGGGATGCGGCGGCTTTTTCCGTCTCTACAGTGAATGCTGCTACTCTCGAAAGCATGTCGTTCCTTTCCTTCCCATCTTTCCTCCATCGGCTGTTCTCCAGATTGCCAGTGTCTCTGTAGTCCCTGGCTGCCGGAGTTGGCCACCCAGTAGAGTCTCCGTCTGATATGCGGTGCGCCGACGCTGTGTGCGCCCAATACGGCAGACCCGCAGGTGTAACCTTCTTCACCCAAGTCTGTCGATATTCCATCGAGCCAACCTTTGCCAATCGCGCTTGCAACCTGCTCCCCAAAGACATATTCAGGGCGGCATTCCTTGATGAGATTGAAGAACACGGGCCAGAGGTGTCGCTCGTCTGCTTGAGCAAGTCCCCTTCCTGCTGTTGAAAATGGCTGGCAAGGGCAGCTTCCGGTCCACACAGGACGATCTGAGGGCCATCCTGCAAGTTGCAAAGCAAGGCTCCATCCTCCGATTCCGGCGAAGAAATGGCACTGCGTGTATCCGGCGAGATCGCTTGGGCGCACGTCTGTAATTGATCTTTCGTCAACAACTCCATGCGGGATAAGGCGTTGCTTGATAAGTTCTCGCAGCCATGCGGCGGTTTTTTTGTCATGTTCATTGTAGTAATTCATCCCCAAAAATCCTCCTCGTTAAACTCTGGTTCCTCCACTGGCACAAACTTCAAGGGTTTGCCTTTGCGGTCGCCTTCAAGCAACATCAGGGCGGTGAGTAGCCGCTGCTCCGTGTTGCGCTTTTCTTCTAGCACCTCGGCCACGACATCGTCCACGGTGTCGGGCACCATCAAACGATAAACTGTGACTACGTCTTTCTGTCCCCGCCGATGGAGACGTGCGATGGTCTGCTCATAGCACTCACGCGAGTAAGTAAGGGACATCCACACCATGGTCTGTGAACCGGTTTGGAGATTTAGACCGTGGCCCATGGACATCGGGTGCCCGACCAACATTGAGATCTCTTTGCGGTTCCATTGCGAGATCATTTGCATCTGCAATGCTGGTGTTTTTGCATCGGCAAAAAAGCGAGCCTGCGGAAACTTGCGACGGATACGGTCTTGCTCGTGTTTGAAATCACAGATCACCAGCAGCGGCCCTTTGGTTTGCTTTGCGATCTTGGCTAGGGCGGCGGTCTTGCAGTCGTGAACCTCGTGGACTTTTTTCTCGCCGTCGTAGATGGCACCGGAGGTGAACTGCAACAGCTTGCGCACGAGCACAGCGGCGTTGGCTGCGGTGATTTGCACTTCCGACCGAAGTTCGAGGATCAGTTCTTTCTTGAACTCCTCGTACTGCTCCAAGACGTGTTCCGGCAACTTAACCTCCACGTCCTCGATGTGGCAGTCCGGCAAGTCTTTGAGCCAGTCGGACGTACGCAGGGTGAGAGTGATGTCGGCAATGCGCTGGTCGATGCGTTCGGCTGCCCCAGGTATCGGTTCCCAGTTGTATTGCTGGTAATCGGTGGCGGCGAAGTAGGTTTTCTTGAAGTGGTCATAGCTGCGACCAAGGCGTTGCCCGTCGTCGAGCAGGCGCACTTGGGCGAACAGATCGAGGAGGCTGTTGGGCGCTGGAGTTCCAGTCATCGCGATCCGGTGCTTCACTTGCGGTAGCTCGCGACGAAGCAAGTTGATTCGTTTGCTGGCAGGGTTCTTGGCTTTGGTGCTCTCGTCGTACACGATCATCTGGTAAGGCACTGTGCCGCCGCGCTTCTCTACCAGCTTCACCAACATCGGGATGGCCTCGTAGTTCACAACATACACATCAGCCTGACCGGCGATGAAGGCGCGACGACCTAGCGGCGTGCGAAGATTGGCGACTTTGAGGTGCTGGAATTGTTCCCATTGCTGCACCTCCATCGGCCACGTCAAATTACACACTCGCACCGGGGCGACGACCAGCATGGCCTCGACCTCTAGGTTTTGCTGCAACTGACAAAAGGCGGACAGGATACTAGAAGACTTACCTATTCCCATGCCTACGAGGGCAAACACGACATCTTGGTTGACGATCTTGTCGATCATCAGTTTTTGAGGCGGTTCGGGTGTAAAATTCACGCCCTCCACCCCTCCACCGTGCGATACTCAATAGGACGACCGGCAAGCTGCGCTGCACGAACACCAAACTCCATGCCGCGACTGATGCCGCAGTCGGTGTACACGACGGTCTTGTCCGCTTTCCACGCCAGTCCTGCCGCGATGCCCATGGCACGGTCGGTCGGGTCTTCGTCGTCAAGGACTTGGGTGTAGAGCAGGTGGCTCACCATCGGCGCTTCGCCGCGCAACAGCGAGTCGCGCATGGCGGCACGGGCGTAGCGGATATTGCGTTGCAGGTTGCCTGCGTAGGGCGATTCGAGGATTACGGTGGTCATGTCAGAAAGGGTCTCCTTCATTATCTGCTGCGTGCTGTCGTGCGCCGATCTTCGCATCAACGAACCGTTGCCGACGTTCCGCGTGCTCTTTCTCCACGTTCTCCGTGCATGTGAGCACCTGGATGTTGTCCTCCTCGTAGCCACGGGTGCTGTCCTTGCGGTCGATGTGCAGACAGAATCGCTCCTTACCCTTCTCGTCCATGTAGCAGGTCGGCAGGATGGCGGCTTTGAACTGATCGAAGGTCAAGGTGAAGGCGATCTTGCGCTTGCGAGCGGATGCCCGGAGGTTGTCGAAGGCACAGTGAACGGGGTTGTTCAAACGCCATTGCTGCTTGGCGTGGGAACCGCAGAGCTGCGTGGAGGTAGGATGGTCGGACAGGTTGCGCGGCACACCTTTGCACCGGCTGACGGGGCAGCGACCAGGGATTTTGATTTTGCGCAGTTTCATCCCCAGAACCCCCTAGGGCTTATCAAGCCATCCACGAAGTCTTTGCCGTCCGACACGTTGTCGCACCAGCCTGTGTTGGCACCCACCTTCGCCAGCAGTTCCATTTCTGCTTCCTGTGCCTTGGTCGGCTTGCACCCACCGCGCTTGATCTCCAAAAAGCCGACCACCCCGCCCGGCGCAATGATCAGACGGTCAGGCACCGAACGGTTGTTGGGTGAGACGAACTTGCGGACGTAGCAGCCTTTCAACTTGGCGTAGTCGCAGATTTTTTTCTCGATCTCCTTTTCGAGGGGTGGGGGTTTCATAAGTCGTGGTCTCCATAAATTACCCAATGGATGGTCAGAAGAACCAATCCAGAGAAGACGAGGATGAAAGGAAGGTGCTCACTCATTTCCTTCTCCTCTTTTTGATTTTGTTGGCGTGATATTGCATCCGGCATGGCGGGCACATTAGAAAGTCGGCTTCGTCTGTGTGCAACTTGAATGTTCTGCCGCACCGACAAATGCGACCTCGGGTGTGTGGTGTTTCGGACATGGTGGTTACTTGGTGTAGTAGGGTTGAACTTTACCATCGGCTGCCACGGGCAGACCTTTCGTCCACTCAGGCACATTGGTCATGTGTCCAACCAATTCTTCGATGGACTGGCTTTCACGAGTGTAGGTGAGAATCTGGTCATGGATCAGCGAGCACACCTCGTAGCCCGCTGCCTCTGATTTGATGATGCCGTTGTTGAGCAGGTCAGCGCCGACCCCTTCGCAGAAATTCTGGAGCAAAAGACCTCCGTATAGACCGCATCGACCCCAGATAGTTTTGCCGCGAATCTGCCCCCAGTAGGTGAGAGATTGACGAGTTTTGATCTTGCCGCTTTCCCACGTCTCAATCTCTCCGGTCTTCTTGTTCCGACTGACGGTCTCCTCAATTTTGGGATCGCGGTAGGCGAGACGACGACCTGACGGCAGTTTGGCGAACAGATACTTGGTTCCCGCCGTTACCGCGCAAAAGAACTCGACTTTGCCCGCCTGATGGCGGGAACCAAAATTACTCACGGCGGCTTTGGCCGCACGATCATAGGCGTGCCAGACTTTGACGATGTTCGGATTAGCTTCTCGCCATTGCTCGACCACCTCCTCCAACTCTTCCTCCTTCACCCCCATGTCGAGAGCACCCATGTCTTTGAGAGCTTCCACTCCGCCCTGGTATTGAAGTGCCAAACTTGCGACCTTACCCTTCTGTCGGTCTGGGTGATGTTTGCCGTGCTCTTTGGCGTAGTCTAGCATCTCCTGCAAAGGCATCCCAGACATGCGGCATGCGGTCGCCTCGTAAATCTTGCCGTGAGTGCGGAACACTTCAAGCGTCCACTCCTCGTTCGCCAACCATGCCGCGATACGGGCTTCGATACTGCTGAAGTCCACGTCGAAGATCGGCCCAGCCTCGTCGTGAATGAAGTGACGGATGCACGAGCCGATGACCTCCAGCAGAGGTCCGTAGAATATTTCGATGTGTGCCTCGCTCGCTCCCGCCATGATGTCGGCGTAGGCGGCGTCGGTGTTTTTGATCGTGGGGCGTTTGAAGTTCTGCGGCTGAACCAGTCTGCCGGATGCACGACCCGGACCTGCGCCGTAGAATTGAATGGTGCCGCGCACCCGGCTGTCAGCACACGCACACTCGATCATTGCTTTCACCTTCTTGATGCTGGCAAAGCTGAGAGACTTTTTGATGGTGAGCACGCGACCAACCGTCGTGGTGGGGTCAAAGGCTTCATCCTCCAACTGTTCGTCCAGTGTGTCGGCGCGGAGGTTGTCGCCCTCATACCCGTGCTCCTTGAGCCACTTCAACAGCACGTCACGTTGGGTCGGGTTGAAGCCGGTGAGTTCACGGAACTCCTCGGTCATGCGAGCCTCGTTGGCTTCGATCAGCGTTTGAGCGTGACGCAGGGCGGGCAGGTTGACCGGCAGACCACGGGAGTTGATGGCGAGGTCAGCCTGGAACGCTGCCAGCGTGTTGCCGGTCAGCTCGAAGTGCTTGAGAGTTTTGTGGATTCCCTGCTCCGCACGAACGTCTTGGATACAGTAATTGCAGAATGCAATAAAGTCGTCCTGTCGGTCAATGGGTTGAATGAACTTGCCGGAGGCTTTCTGCGGGATGGAGAACTTGCGGATCAGTGCTTTGCCTTTGCTGTCCTTCTGTTGCAGCAAGCCCAGCGTCTCGGCAGCTTTCTCCAGGGATGGCGGGATGGCAGCGCGGCGGGACATGGCGGCGGTGCAGCGCCAGCGGCGGTAGTCGATCTTGAACCAACGGTTGTTCGGGCAGTGGTTGGTGATCGCCTGCTCGAAGTAGGCGTTATGCGCGTACACCGGAGCATCGTTGCGGTTCATCTCGGCAATCAGTTCGTCCACCCCTGGCGACGACCGGCACACGGACATGTCGTCGAACTCGAACTTGGGATTCACCCACAGCAGCGGACCCTCGCCGTCGCGAGCTATGGCTGCGCACAGGATCTCAGTGGACGGGTCTTCCGCGTACCGAAAAGCGCCTGTGCGCTTGATGTCCGCCGTTGAGCGTGTCTCGAAATCCAGATGAAAATTCATAGTGCGGAAAAAGGTGCCAGCGCCAAGGATACCAAGCAGGCTGGCGGCTACTCCAATAGAAGGGTAAAGAGAAAACCCTCGGTTGCGACTCTCTTGGCTTATCGGATTGGTGACTCAAGTAGGACTCGAACCTACGGTCTAGGGTTTTACGGATTGCTCCGCGTGTATGAGCCTAGCTTGGAATGCACTCCAATGCGTGCCGCCTTCCACGCTTTTGAGTCGAATTGGTCAGCAACCCCACCGTTTACGCGCAGCCTTGCCGCGTTCGCCGGTCCACCCGCTGGAGCGAGCGCAGAAGCTAGCCTTTCGGCCTTTGTCCGCGTCGGTCTTGGGGCTTGGTGCTGGCGGCTTCAGGTTGGAGCCGGTAGCCGCGTTGTATTTTGCACGACCCTTGGCGGTGAGTCCTGCACCTTTGGACACAGGCAGCTTTTCGCCTCGTCCGACACTGAGATTTGGTTTCTTGTCTGGCATGATGTTTGGGTGTTGGCGAGCTACCACATTGTCAGCAGGTTGCTCAGTCTCCGTTCGGAAGGTGGAGTCTTTAGTTCTTGGATTGGGTACCAAGCGATCAAGACGATATAGCCACCTCCAAAATTCTTCACATGTCGTCGATGCTAAGATCGGCGGCAGGTTTCTTCGCAGCCGGTTTGGTGGCTGGCGCGGGTGCGCTCTCGGACTCGTCGTCCAGATCAATACCGGCAAACTCGGACTCGGCGTCCACCGGGGCAGCGCCGAAGGGTTCGCCGTCAGCATGGAAGATGACCACACGCAGCTCGGCGTTGATGCGCTTGCCGAACTTGTTGTCCATGGCCCAGAGGCGCACAGAAGCGTGGACGTAGCAACCAGCGTAGGGCTTGCCGTCCTCGGGAGACAGAGGCTCGAACGCCTTGTTGACCACACGAGGTTTGCGGTCCTGCTTGGAACTGGCGGAGAGGAACATGACGTTGTCGCCATAGCCGTCGCTGCCGTCGCGCTCGGAACCGTCGCGAAGGCAAGGTTTGATACCGCCCGGAGGCTTGCCTTTCCACTTTTCTTTCTTGAGGGCGTCGATGCGGGCCTCGACAGCTTTGATGGTTTCAGCGTTGGTCTTCTTGTCGAGGATGAAGTTGGCGCTGTAAAACGGATCGCCGCCTTCGTCGCCAAAAGGGGCAGGTTTGAAGATTTTCGGGTAGGACAGTCTGACGTTTTTCAGCAGAACGATGTTCGGATCGGCGGTGTTGGCTTGGCTCATGTTCGTGGTCTCGGTTTGTGTGTGTGTGTGTTTCTCGGGTCGCCGCGTTGTGCGGTAGAGGCTGAATATCCACAGAGGATTCTGCGGGTCAACCCCAAAAGTTTGTTTCGTCAAAATCTTCGTCGTCGGTCAACTCCACGCCGTAGCGTTCGTCAGACCCAACTTCGCAAGATTCCCCACATCCCACACCGAAATCAAAACGCTCGTCGTAGGGGATGTGGTGCTTGTCTGTAAATTCCTCGAAAGGTTGCTTTGCGGCTTCGAGCAAATCCGACGTGTCGAGGTGGCGTCTGAAAAACAAACGGCGACCATCGGGGGAAGCTGTCGCAGCGGTGACTTTGAAATTGCCAAACTCTTTCTCCATTCGAGCAGGGAACTCCAAGAACTCGGGGTTGTTCTTGGCTACTGTCAGCAACTTGCGGTACGACTTTTTCCAACACCACGTACAGTTGCCTAGATGCTCAGGAATGGTTAGGTCGAATCCTCTGGACCTGACGTGAGCAATCACCTTCTCTTTAGTGTAGCCCAAGTCCACAAGGGGGTATATAAACCCCGCCTCGGCGGCTCTGGCCGACACGCGATGAGCCTCGTCTGCACGGATACCAATAGCCGTTTTGTGAGACTTCCCCCCCCATCCGATTTGACGCAGGTAACTGGTCATCACGTTCTCTTTTAGCCGGGCGGTGCATTGAGGGCTGCCCATGTTTGGGATGCCGTATTTTGCTATGCAGTCACGAAAAGGTCTGCCGTCTCTGCTGGCCGTTTCATAATTCACAACTCTGTGTCGAACGCCTTTCCCCTTCTCCATATCTACCTCCGCTTCAAGCCACACCGTTCCAAACCCTAGACGAGTATCACACTCCCGTACAAAGTCCAAGGTGCTTGGATGCTCCTGTCCAGTGTTGGCAAACAACACCACTATTTGGTGGGTGCTACCAAACTCTTCGAGCACCAACTCCGTCATCACGGAACTGGTACGCCCACCTGAGAAAGATATGGATATGCGGGGCTTCAAGCTGGTAAACACGCGGGAGGAGATTTCCGCTTCCAATTTGCGCAAAGGGTTCACGACTCCTCCCCCAAATCTACTCCAGCGAAGTCGCCGGTCAGGTCGCTCTGATACGTCTTGCGTGGGTCGCTTTCAGGCACGGCCACCGGGGAGCCGGGCGGCTTGATGATCAGGCGTTGAAGCTCGATCATCTTCGCGCCTTTCATCTTGTCGGTGAGTTTCTCGGCCACGGATGGCGTGATCACGTCAGACGGCGGATAAACTTCGTCGTGTGGAAGGTTCAGGCTGAGAAGCAGTTTCCCGGCAGCGACGGGGTCGGTCCAGCGACGGTGTCCACCACGGGATAGCACCAGCTTGACGCCGGGCAGACCTTTGCCGGAGATCAGACGGGCACTGACGAACTTCTCGATCTCTTTGAGCCAGTCCAGCAGCTTGTCGCGATTGATGAAGACCTGCGCCAGCCGTTCGTCGGTGATGGTGGACGCTGCTGGAAGCGCGTTGCCCTCCAGCACCTCCAGCACTTCGCTCTTGAAGTCCTCCAGCATGGCGTTGTTGTAGGTCTCGCAGATGGCGGCTCCACGGCACCACTTGCAGATCTTCGGACCGCATTTGAACACGCCGGGATCTCCGCGCAAGATGGCTGCGGCTTTGGGCGTGATCCGTTCGTCGGTGAACTTTTTGAGTTCGCCCCAGTTGGTTGTCCAGGTGACGTGGTCTTGCTCCAGCCGTGGCTGGAAGATGGTCATCGTGACGGGGTAAGAGTCGGCAGGCAGGTCCATCCAGAACCCGTCGAACATGGACTCGATCAAACTGCGGGCGTAGATCGCCATCTGGAGGTTGTTCTCACTCTCCACTGGATCGTAGCCGTACTTGTAGTCAACGAGGTGAGCGCCGTTCTTGGTGAGCGCGTGGAAGTCCACGGTGCCACGCTCGGACGGGAGGTAGTAGAGTGGCGCTCGGAACTCGGCACCCCAGCGGATGACATCACACTTTGGACCCATCACGTCATGGCAAAACTCGGCGTACGCTTTGCCGTGCCGCAGCATTTCCTTGGTCGCCCACTTTGGCGGCTCTTTGCCGAGAAGCAGATACTCGGCAACTGTGTGGGCCTTGGTGCCTTCCATGGCTGACGGTCCCGGTCTGTCCGGTGGCAGCCGGTGCTCGTTGGCCTTGACGAAAGCCAGGGCAACCGTGCATTCGGTCCAAGTGTGAGCCTTGGACGGGGAGAGGCGAGAGTGTTCGGGAGTGGTGTCGGCCATGGGGACTATTTGTTGAGTTCCGCGATAAGGCAAACCGCGTGGATGGTGGCTTTTTCAGCGATGTCTTCGTAAAAATCATATCCTTCTCCCGTCATGTCCGCATGGTCATGTTTTATCACCAACTGGTGGTTGGCGAGGAGTCCTTGCATCGCCATCGCAGCGAAGTATTCGCGTTTGGTGAGTCCCGCCAGAGACGGGTAATCTTTGTCTGTTTCTGTGGAGAAAGTGGGGGCTTCGGTATGAGTTTCCATAAGTCTGTACCCAAAAAGCCGTCACCCCTCATCGGAGTAACGGCGGATTGTGGTGTGTCGGTCTTAGCCGAGGTCCACTTCTTCAGTCTGTGCGTCAGGGTCGGTGTCCACAGCGCCGATCTTGACGGCGGCGGCGTGGATGTCCGCGTAATGCTCGGGGGCGATCTCGGCCATGGTGTTGTAGCCGAACTTCTTCACGAAGTAGGCTTTGAGCTTGGCCTTACCTTCGTTCGGAAGGGTCTTCACGGTCTCGCGCAGACGTATTTCGGTGATGGCAGGCTGCTCAGGCTGCTCGGGCTGCTCGGGTTCTGGTTCAGGCGCAGGGGCCGGGGCCGGGGCGGCGGCTTTGGTAGCCTTGGCTTTGGCGGGTTTCTCGACGACGGGGGCGGGCGTTTCCGGCTGCGGTGGTGGAGCGCCGAGAGCGCCAGTGGCGAGGTTGTTGATGGCATCGACAAGCGGCTTGACGCAGATGTCGAAGAAGGACTTGAACAGTTCGTTGGTCATGGTGTTTGTGTGGGTGTGTTGTTTTTCATCCTTTCCCGGCAACGTACCGGGAACTGATTGAAAGTCGAAAGGAAGGGATCGGATAAAGCGGTTTAAGGCGTGGTTGTAAAGGCGGAACAACTCGGGTTGCTGCTGGCAGAGGTAGAGGAGTTTGCGCTGGGAGGCGCGGCCACGGTCGTACGGGGCGTCACGCAGCGACTCGAAGCCCCAGTCGTGTGCTTTGAGCAGGGTGATGAAGTCGGTGGTGGGGATCATTCTATGATGCCTTCGATGTTTTCAAAGCCGCCTGAAATAGTGGATATGTCATCCAGAGTCAAAAAACCTTTGGTGTGGAGAACTTCGCACAGACGCCCCACCGCACGGGATGTTCTTTCAGCCTTATCACGAGCCACCTCCAACGCGCCTGCGCCGTAGTCTAAACTGTCGGTGCAGCGGTCAAAGTGGTCAGCAACAGACATGGTGGTGTTTGATTCTGATTTTCATGAGTCCTCACTATTGGATGAAGTCGGCGGTGGAGATCATTTCGTCAGTTGATCTTTCAACGCCTTGACTGCCGCGTTGTAGATGTCGGGAAGGTCTTGCTGCATCATTTTGCTTTTGGCAATCTCAGGAATCACGACCATCATGGCGACGGTGTTGGAAGAGGGAATGAACGCGGAAAACAGCAGAGTAGTTACCGCCACAATCATGCACCGAAACCCGGATTTTCTTATTTTGGGGCGATCTTCGTCATCCAAATCAGGGTAGGTGGAAGCTACATAAGAGACGATGGCAAAAATTGCGCATGCAACACTGAAGACTATGACAGCAGAGCCGAACTTGTCGGTGAGTTGCCAGAGATAGATGGTGAGCGGGGTGATGTTCATAGGTTTTCACTATTGGATGAATTTTCAGACTTGTCCACCAACATTTTCACGGGATCTCTGCCATTGAGGCGATCGGCGCGTGCCCAGACGTACTGCCGCTCACCCGCGATCATGTGCCGACCGGATGGCGAGAACCCAGCGTTGCGCAGGACATGGGTGAGGTATTTGGGGGTGATGTTCTTGACGCCTTCCGCGTCCAACGCGGACCTGAGAGCACCGACAGCCACCGCGTCAGCCTGGATCAGCGGGCACTCGTCGTTTTGCCAGATGCGGTTGAGCACGGCAGTCACGTCGTCGCTGGTGTCGGTGATCATTTCCTGCAAATATGAGGTAGTCGGGGCCGGGCCGGAGGGACGAAACGTGGAGCTGATGACGCGGTTCTCGAACATGTAGCGGTAGCCGCCTGCGTGGGTGGTTAGCGACTCGGCGAACCGGGCGAAATATTCCGGGTCTTTGTCCACGATGGCGCGAATCTGCTCTTTGTGCTGGAGCTTCGACTTCACGACCCACCAGCGGCGTGAATCCTCACCAACCACGATGGCGTCATGGTGGTTGGTGAAGGCCATGTAGTTTGTCCTATTCTGGATGTTCCGCGTGTTTTTGTTTCGCTCATTGACCGGCAGGAAGTCGTTGGTGATCGGCTCTTTGAGCGTGTTCATCAACTCGTGACGGTTCTGCCCGGCCACTCGAAGCTCTTCGATGCACACCACCTGTGAGCCGAAGGCCCAGTCGTTCCACCCTTTTTTGATGGTGTCGGAATTGATCAGACGGGTGTTGTCGAGTCCCAGGATAGCTCGGATGACGCCGAAGAGCAGCGTTTTGCCGCAACCCTCCACCCCCTGGATGAGCAGCGCATGACGCACCTTGCTGCCGGGGAACTGCGCATGGTAGGCGATCCAGTCGAGCAGGTGAGTTCGGTAAGCAGGTTCGGTGATAATGTTGCAAAGTTGCTCGCACAGCACGTCTTCCGCGTAGTCGGCCAGTGCTTTGTCGGCTTCACGGTAGCTGCGACGGTAGAGGTTCACAAAGAGCTTGCCCTCCTCCCGCGTGATGATGTCCTCCGGGGCTGACGGGTTGTAAGTTACGTCGTCAACGGTCTGACATTTGAGATGGTTGAGCAGGTACAGCGACGGCAACACCTTGGGCGTGTTGAGGGTTTGCTCGTTCACGTCTCGACCGATGGCCTGCAACTCGGCAGCCGTGGGGAGCAGTTTGCGGGCAAACACCGAATCGAACGGCACCTTCTTGTACTCCTGCCGGGTGCGGTGCCGCAGGAACGTATCAGTGGCGGCGATGTACACGAAGCCCAACGACCATGGGGGGTGAATCACTTCCGCCGACTCGCTGCGTTTGGCGACGAGACATTCGCGAAGCACCTTCAACTCACGCTTCACGTTCATGAGCGGCAGCGGTTGCTGGTAGTCCTGCCGGGACTTCATCACCAGTGTTTGCAGCAAAGCGCCTTCCTCGACGTGGGAGAGCAGCGGGGCGGCAGCGATGCGCCGCACACCTTCGTTCATCAACTGGACTGCCGACTTGCATTCAAACATGATCCAGTCAGAGACGGTCTTGAAGCTAGACTCCTTGACCTTGTCACTGTTCCACCCACCCTCGACAGCACGTTTGAGCAGCGAGCGGATGGTGACGGGTTTGCGGCCTTGAGCCTGTTCTTGGAACGAGCGCCAGACGGTCGCCGTGTCCTTGTCGCCTTCATACTTGCTGCCCGTGGCGCTCCACGAGTCAAAAAGGGTGTACGCCTCATCGTCCTGCGATCCGCCGAATTGGTGCTTCAGGGCTGCCGCGATTTCCAGCCACTCGGGACGGGAGCAGTCGGCATTGATGAACGTAAGAGCCTCCTCCACCTGGGTAAGGTTCACACCTGCCACCGGGAATTGGAAGAAAGTCAGGAAGTCGTCGATGCTGCCGGAGGACGGCCCGCGACTCGGCTTGCTGCCCGACACGATGCCCGGCAGCGAGTCGAGGTCGGTGGAAATGTCGTCGGGTTTGAACGCACGCCCACCAAAATGCATGACGAGCACGGGATGCTCCAGATCGGGATCTTGATCCGCGAAGACGGTGGGACGAAACATCGGTTGGCACACGATAGCAGACTCCCTCGTCACCTTTGGCAGCCCTAGAAGCTGCCCCACCGTGAGGGCTGCGTCGGGGTACCGCTCAACGGGCACGCTGTCGGCTTCCACGATGACGCGGATGCGTGGGGACGCAGGCGTTGAGCTAATGGTTTGGTAGGCTGCGAAGTTGTATTTACCCAGTGCGTCGATCAGCAGACTCGGCTCTTCCACAAAACGTCTGGCGTCGTCGGCGTCGTCGATGTCTAGGATGATGAGGTGGCAGGGTCGGGCGTGCTCCAGCTTGCGGCCTTCCCACGGCGAAGTACTGAAGGTGCAGGGGACCACATACCCAACGAGTTTTGCTTTAGCTTTTTCGGCTTTGGGCAGTGCATGGTATTCCGCGTGGGTGACGGAGAGCGGCACCGGCAGATCGATAAATTGCTGAGCAAAATCGCGGAAGGTGGAAGCTGGTGACTTGACCAGCGTGTGGCTGCCAACGTGCTTGCCTGTAAAGTAGGAGGGCATGGGGCGGTTATTCTTCGACCCAGAGGTTGAGAGCGTGGAGAAAAGCCTTGGCCTGCTGCTCGGCAGTCGCGGTGGCGCGGTCTGCAACATGATCGACGTGCCCCCCATGTTTCACCAAACCGTCCAGCAACTCGATGTACCTCCAATATGTGTGCCCGTCTGGCAGCTTTTTCACAGCCTCGTGCATAGCGTCGAGACTGTCGAGGTAGTCAGGGATGATCTTGACCACGCCGCCACTACGCCAACCTTTGCGCCGTGTCCTGGCGGCGGAAGGAGTGAAGTACCCACGCTTCCACGCATCAGGGTCGGCAGGGTTGGCGACCTTCAGTACTTCAAGCCCGCACGCCTCGGCAATCGCAATTCGCTGTTTCTCGGGTGTCATAGATTCAAGTCGCTGATGTTGATGTTCAAAGCCTTGGTGAGCTTCTGCAATGTGGACAACTGCGTGTCGCCGACGCTGTTCTCGACGTTCCAAATGGTTCCGACGGCCACGCCGGACTTGTCGGAAAGCTCGGTGATGGTGAGTCCTGCTGACCGGCGCACACGCTGGAGCCGTTCGCCGGGGGTTTCGAGTTTGGGGATCACTTCTTATCCTCCAAAATAAAACGACACGCTGCGTTGAAAATAAACCACATGGCGTACTGTGATGGAGTGGGGACGTGCTGCCGGATGATGTCGCGGAACCCCGGAGTTTGCAGCTTCCGAGGATTCCTCATTTGCCGAAGGCGGAGATACCTCTCTTCCGCCACCTTGGCGGCACGAGTGTAAACCTGGCTGTTGTCGTATGGAACGCTCATGATAGTGCTGCAAACTCCTGCGGGTTTTTGGCAACGGGCAGCTTCCGGTACTCGCTGTCAGACATGTCAACGTACACCCCGATGTAGCCCTGCGCTTTCAACTCTTCCACACGAAGCGCGTCAGTGCCCTTGGGTTCGCCCTCGACACATTCGCAGCCGACGCGGCGAGGCCACATGCCCTTGAGCGGTTTGGGGTGGTTGGTGATCCAGGTCCTGACAGGTCAACCGTTCCTAAGATTCTCGCGAACCTCCACCAAAGTGTAATCCTTTTGCAGGACTCCGTCCTCGAACACTGGGACGAACGCACAGTCGAGCACTTCCTCCCAAGTCGCTTGGTCCTTCAGTTGGTACTGCCCATCGGTTTTGAACACCGCAGTCAACCCTTTGGCCGACTTCTTGGTGCCGTCGTCTGTTTTCGGAGCTTTGAAAATCTCGCGGTCAACTCCGTTGACTCGGGCAAATGTGGCCTTCACTGCAAACCCATCCGTATCGCGGGTGACGTATTGGTAGGTGTAGCTGCCAATGCCAAACACCGCGTTGGTCGAGGCGAAGCCTTTGGACTTCAGACCTTCGCAGATAGCCTCGGCACGTTCGAGAGTGATGCTGTCCCCGTAGATCAGACCAACGTGGGTGTCCAATTGGCGAAACCTTTGCGGAGTGATTGTGCCTCCGAACACCTCCCACAACACCTCAATAGAACCTTTGTACTCGGGGGAGTCTGCGGGCGCGTCTGGATCTCCACACACCACCTTCACCGGGTCTCCTGTGTCGGGACGAAACACCACTTTACCATCGCGGGAGAGGATGTCTTCCTTCAGTTGGACTGTGAACTGGGTCAACACCTGCCAGTAGTCCCACGAGTCCGAAACGATAGAGACGACTCCTGCCGGGTAGATGTCTTTGATCAAGCGACGGAAGGTACCAAGTTCATTGTCCATGCCTCCGGCGCACATAACGCTATGTTCGGTCGCAGGGACGCTGCCACCAACAAGCTCTTTGTCCGAGTCGGCGTTGTAATACTTCTCAAGGAAGTCGATGGCTGGGATGGTGTCTGTCCCAGTGAAGCTGAGAAGGTGTCCCGCCCCCGACATCATGGCTGCCTCCGGCCCAAACATGCCTCGAAACGAGAAGTCGTGACCCTGCCATTGGACGAAGTCTGTGCAACCGACCGTGTCCAAAGCATATCTGTCAAGCAGCAGTCGATACTGCCGGGCTGTCGTAGCAGAAGTACACATCCCCCAAACGCTTGTGGACAGGATCGTTTCAAGGTAGTTGGTCAGCCAGAAAAAGTCTGGCAAAGTGTTCCAGATCACCATGCAAGGTACTCGAATCGGGTACACACTGCCTTCCGGCAAAGACATGATCTTGATCGGCAGGTAGCCGAGATGGTGGAGGGCTTCGATATGCGCCGTTCCGACTTCGTTCGGACCCAAGTAGTTTTTGATACGTCGCTTGAACTCGGCCACAACCTTTTCTTTTGGACGTTGGAAGAAGTTCTCGTTCCACTGGCGTATGAGCACTTCTTTGACGAAGTATTGCAGTCCGAAAAACACCATGTCAGGATTTCCGGCGCGGCGGGTTTTACGGGAGGTCAGGTTGCTGAACACCAGCTCGGTCCCTTCTGGGTATTGGCGGCGGTGGTCCACTTTGTAGCCGTCGATTTGAGTGCAAGGATTTGTGGTCATTGGAAGGAGTAAGGGTCGTTGGTTTTTTCGAGACTCCATCCCGCTCGGATAACCGAGATGAATGTCGCCGCGATAATCAGCAGGTCAGTTAACAGGCTCGTAGGTTTGTTCAAAGATGTCGGGTTTGCAGGCGTACACCTCGCCTTGAACTCCTGTGATGATCCAATCGCCTGGAGTCACTTCGTGTTTGATGGCGGTGTGCTCAAGCGTGTGGATGCCGAAACCTGTGGGGGATGTAATATCTGCCACAACTGAAGGGTGATCCCCTTCTTTGTTGAACCGCGTAGCTTCGATGATGACTGGTCTTTTCCTGAATTTCATAGTCCGAGTTTGATGGTGGTTACTTTGTCTGCGGCGTGATGCCAAAAGCTGTCGGTTGTGATGATCTCGTCAAACTTCTCCTTCAAAGTGTGAAAACCTTTGGAGAAGATGCCGTGCGAAACTATCAGGGTGAGGTGAACTGGTTCAATCTGCTCTGCGATGGCAAGGAACGTGGCTCCACCATCGCAAATGTCGTCGATGATGACGCAGTTGCGTCCAGTGCAAATTTCCGGGTTCTGTACCACGAGGGACACACGCCCGGTCGTGGTGTCGCGGACTTTGTCGCAGAACACTTTTTCCGAAAGGCAGGCGTTCCAATCTTGGTAGTCGGCGGCTTTGCTGACAGCTCCTTTGTCGGGCACGATGAGAACCGCGCCCAACTGGTTGTAGGCTTTGACCAGCCTGCTGTTGTTGTGAGATCGCGAGTTGTGAATCAAAGATGTGGCAACGCTGCTGTGAACATCGAACAGGTTGACCGATAAGAAACCACAGGAGTTGATGCACTGCGCCACCACCTCAAGGTCAAAACTGTCGCCAGTATTGATGATGCGGTCGTACCGAGCACCCATCAGGTAGGGTACCACAAGTTCGCGGGGTGTCGCTTGTGTGTGTCGCACTGCATTGACCACGAGCATCAACTGAACTAGTTCGAGGGGACTTCGGATTGGACAAACAACCCGCACGTCGTCTCCCGGCTGAATGTCATTCACTGTGACGTGAGGCTGGTTGTCCGGGAAAAGGAGAGTTTTTACACGCTCTCCGGTGATCAGGTTGATGGTCTTCATGGTGTGTTTGAATTTCACTATACTGAAACGGTGCGGACAGATTGTCAACCCCAAAAGTCGTCAGATTCTTCGACTGGCATGGCCTTCCGACTCTCCTCGTCAATCTCCGCCTGCTCGGCGGCAGTGTAAGGCCACGCAGACGTTTCCCGTTTTGCCTGCCGCTTCGGAAAATACGCGTACATCGTGTGCCGCGCATTGTTGACCCGGTTGGCGAGGCACACGTCCACGAAGGCGACCGAGTGTACGGCTGTCACCTCCTCCACGAACTTCATGGTCTGTTCCAACGGGACGATCAGGGTCGGTATGCTGTCCTCCAGGATGTCCTCGGCGTAGTCGGTCAACGTGCCAAGCTGCGACACTTTGCGGGCGGCGGCAGCCTCGTCGAGGTAGAGAGAAAAACCGTTGCTCTCGTGGAGCATGCGCAGGGTAGCGCGGGGGGCGGCGGCTCGCATGGCGGCGAGCTTGTCGGTGAATATGGATTTGAAAAAGGTCATGCGAGTATTCGTTTAGGAGTGGAAAGTTTTTTGCGTAGCGAGCGGAACAAGTGATCCCACCCACATTCAACGGTCTTGCCTTGAGCGATGACCTGGATGCCATTCATGCGCGTCCCCTGCTTGATTGCCCACCGCCTCATCCTCCCGTCTGCCGCATGCCATTGCAGCACGCCCAGCAGTTCACCGGCTGTATCCGGCAGGTCCACTTGAGCGTTTGATCTTGGGTCAACCCCAGAACTCTTTATCGTCTGAGGTGGCATCGGCTTGCTTGAGCTTCTCGCGCAGTAGGCGCATGCGGTGGGCCATCCACTGAGGATGTGCCTTTTGCTTCTTGGCGTTCCACGCGGCGGTCTTGGTCAGGTCGATCTTGCTGTCAAGGATGTGTGGTTTGCTGCCGCTTCCCGGTTTGCGCGGAGCCTTGGGCTTGCCTTTCTCGGCGCGATGGCGCAGCACGGTATTGGGGTGGCAACCGACGATATTGGCAATCTCTTCGTTGCGCATGGTTTTCCATGAGATGGTCTTCGGGTACTTGATGGGGTCAGACATATGACCGACAGGCTAGGTTAAACTTTAGCCGTTTGCAAGAGGGATTCCAGCGGCCATCGGGCGAGGAGTTTCTGGATTGGCTCGCATACAAACTCTGGGCAGCCGATCTTCTCCATTCGTTCGTGCAGGCTGAGTAACTCGGCGATCAGAATCCGCGTGCTCTCCCATCCTGCTTCGGCGTTTCCGGCGCAGGCGGCGATGTAGGCGGCGTTTGCATCGGAGTTGTCCATGCAATCGCAAATGAAATCTGCATCACTCCAGACCTCATTTGTGATTGTGCCTTCTTGCTGCCACCTCCCCGGCGTCCGTTTCGCGGCAATTTCGAGGAGATGGGCGAGGTGCGCGTCGATCTTGCGCAGGTGGTCGAGTTGGGCGGTGGTCATGGTGTTGGCTCTCCAATCCGGCATTCAGCCGTGTAAAGGTGTTCAAGGGACTCGAAGCGTGGGAGCGTTTCGCAGGGTGTAGCAAATGCGCTGTCCACACTCAGTACGCGGTTGTTTGGGACTGCTGCAAACCAGCCTGCCTCGACCTGGAGAACGTGGAGCTGTTTGTGCTGCTCGAAGTCGTTCGCCAGTGCGTTGCCTTCGAAATCCAATGTGAAGAGGTAGCGGGCGGCAAGGCGTTCGGGGTGTCCTTCGATCTGGCGCACGTTGAGCAGTTCAGCGTTGCCCCGCTTCCACAGGGCGAACTCGTGGACGCAGAAGGTCGAGGAGAACGTATCCCAAGGCTGGATCAATTCGGTGTCTGGCAGAGGGCACGGTTTCCAGCAGAGCGCCTGGATTGGTAAACAGAACATCGCTCCAGCCATTTCCGGCTCATCGAACCTCACTTGGAACTGGAGGCTGGCTGCTTCCTGGCAACGTATCCCCAGGATGTGGGCCTGAAGGTACTCGCCTTTCCGGCTTTGATGGTTCTGCGTGAACTCGGCGCGGACTAAGCAGCGGACGATTGAGGGCGTGTCGGAGAGAATGAAGGGCATGGCGTTGGGCTTCGGTGGTCACTTGATGAAGGGTTGGAGTTTGGTGAGGGCTGCCTGCATCTGTGCCAACACGTCAAGCGTGTCGTCACGAGTACCCCGAACGAAGATTTGGAGTTTTATGGCGTTGCTTGCCTCTTTGATCGCCTCGCGCATCTTGGACAGTTCAGAAGGCTCGTGGTCTCGCAGAAACTTGTCCGTTTCGTCTTGGGCGTTCACCTCGTCGTCGCGTATTTCCAGAAGGAGTTCGCGGGCATCGTCTTTCCATCTGGCGAGGTCGTCGCGCTCACGTTCCAGTTTTTCCATTTTTTCGCGCAATTCAAAGCTCCATGCTCCTTTGGAGGCCATAATCGCGGCCTGAGTTTCTGGTGTTGGTCTTGTGTCGCTCATGATTTCTTGGTGCTGAGTTGTTTCTTCCGCTCGGACTCGCTCCACTGCGCCATCCACATGAAGCACACGTCACGCGGATCTTTGCGCTTGAACGAATTGCGAAAGCCTGGGTTGGTTTTCCAATGGTGGCGCAGGCGGACGCAGAGCCGGGTCTGTTCGTCGCGGTCACGGGTTGCCCGACTGGCGATGACTTCCGGCACCAGATCGGGCAGGGCTTTGTCGATGTCAGGGTTGAGGTACTTGGATTTGGTTTTCATGGCGCGGGGTTTTTAGGCGTTCGGGTATAGCAGCGAGCTGCTGCCGTTTTGCTCGTACTCGCGGGTTTCCGGGTTGCGCCAGAAATAAAGCCACATCCCGCCCTTGCGAATGGCGGTCTCTCCGCTGGCGAGCGTTTTGTACGCGGTAACTCCGAACTTTTGCAGTATGTCTTCAACAGTTTTCATGGGCGTGGGGTTTTAAGGGTGAATTTTCATCGTGTCAAGCTGGTATGTGAAAGTCATTTCACAAACCGTGCATCCGTGCAAGGCTCGGTCAGGTTGGTCGTTTGGTTGCGTTTGAGGGTGGCGAGCTTGAGCCGCCAGTGCTGGCGTTTGTCGGTCACACGGTCAGCCGGGCGGACGAGTCGCGGGGTTTTGGGTTTCATGGTGTCGTCAGGTTGAGAATGCGTTGAGTGATGCACGAGGCCAAGCCTCGCGCCTCCATCTCGGTTTTGCGGTTGCCTTGCCCGTCGAAATTCCATTTTCCATTGTGCGGGTTGCAGTCCACTTGCGTCCGGGCTTTGGTTGGGTCTGCAAATCGACCCATGACGGACAAGAAACGCAGCGTGTCCCGGCCAGTGCCGAACGCCTTCTGCGCGTGGCAGGTGTAAGGCCCGACCATGGTTTGCACGGTGTACTCTTCCTCGCCGTATGGGTTGGCAACGGGAGCGATGCCACGGGCGGCGAAGTCTTGCCTGATCTGGTCAAGAAAAGCCTCGTGGACTGCTTTGGTGTTGGTCTTCATGGGGTTTAGAGAGGCAGTCCGTTGGAATCGCATTCGCGCACGTCGAGAAGTGTTGAGCCGGGGCGGTCCCAGGCTCGCCAGACATGCGCGGCGGAGACGCCGGGCAGGGTGATGGTGTAGCGGTTGGTTTCGATGCGGTAGGTGATGAGGAAACGGGCTTTCATGGGCGCGGGGTTTTTAGAAGGAGTACCCGGCTTTGATGAGCGCGGCCTTGGCGGCGTGCATTGCGTAATGGACTTTGGTGTTGCCTGTTCCTGACTCAGGGTGCCCAGCAAGCATGTTTTCAATCTCTTCCAATGCTTTCGCCATGTCGGGGGCGGCGGCGATGAATTGAATGTTGGGCTTGTACGTCGGCAACAAATTGCCCTGCACGCGGCAGATGACCATGGCAGACTTCCCTCGTGGGGAGTCTTCGACGGTGCCTGCGATTATGGATCCGGGAAACTCGTGTGCGACGTTCCATTCTCCAGAGGTGATGTTTGGTCTTTTCATGGGCGTAGAGGTTTTAGGCGACGGTGTGTCTCGTTTGTTCAAGGCTGCGCACGAATGTGTTTTTGTCCGCACGTCGGCGGAAGGTCTGGAGATCGAAAAAGGGGCTGCCGTCTTTGTGGAATTTGGTGCCTCCGTGGAAGGAAACGGAATGCCGGGTTTTGCCGATGGGCGGGTTGTCTCGAAAAGTTTTCATGGGCGCGGGGTTTTAAGGGTGAATTTTCATCGTGTCAAGCGCACAATCCAAAACTCGGCGGCCCCTGGCTATGGGGCGGGCGGGTTCTGGCTTGCGGGCTTTAGCTGCGGACGTAGTAGCTTTCACCTTGGTACTCGACCGTGGAGTAGTCCTGTTGCAGTTGCTCGGCGGCTTCAGTCCAGTCGATGCAGGTGAAAGGCCATGTGGCCTCGCGAACTGCTTTCCCGTGGATGACCTCGGCCATCTCGCGGGCGTAATCCTCGAAATCACTTTCGGGGATCATCGTCTCACCGTGCATGAACTCGCTGATCTCGTTTTCGAGGGTTTCGAGTTCGTCCAGCTCGGCTTTCTCGTCGTCGCTGAAGTCGGACTCGGCGATTTCAAGATTGCTCTCTGCGTCTGTCACTCCTTCGCTGGCAATCTCCAGCGCGGCCTCGCTCGCCTCATCTTCGGGGGTTTCCTCCAATGCTGCCAGCTCGCCTTTCTTTCCCTCCAGTTCCTCGCGTGCCGTGGTGACGGCATCGCGGAGTTCTTCGAGTTTGCATTTACGCTTGTACAGGTCGCGGGTGTATAGTGTTTTCATATTGTCTTGGTCGTTTGGTTTGTTGCGTCACTCTGCATTTGTCCGGGCTTGTGACCGGCGCACCGTTGCGGCTGCATTAACGCCCGAAGGCGGTTTTTAGTTGATCTCCTGCAACTGCTCAAGCTCGGCCCCGGTGAAGAAGGCGCGCAGCCGTTTGGCGAAGGCCGAACAGCGGCGGAACGTCTGGAGTGATTTGATGCTGTCCGACTCGTACCCGTATTCCGCGCAGAAGTCCGCGAAGGTTTCCGGCGTGTACGCATCGCCCGAGATGCAGGCGAGCACAGAATACGCGGAGACGGTTTGAATGCCTTTCTCCGCGTCTGCGATGCTTGACCAGAAGTCGAAGGTCAGGCGGTTTGAAGCGCAGACGTTGCCGGTATGTTCTGGAGTGCCTGCTTTGCCCTTGCTAAGCGTCACACGGTAGTGATGGCCGTGCTTGCCGTTGTCTCCCCACGCTGGCGCTTTGGTGTCGCTCAGCGTGGCGCGGAACTTGATCTCGTTGGAGGTCAAGAACTGCTCCGCTTGGGTGTCGTATTCGTTTGGTGTCGTTTTCATATGTTTTGCTTTTGACGTTTTGCGGGTGTCTCCCCCGTTGGTTTCTCTGTCTGCCAGCGTCCACCGCTGGAAATTGATTGCGCGGGTATATAGTTTAAATGCTCACAGTGTCAATCACTTCAAGGCAAAAGTTCATTGCCAGCAGGCGCGACTTTTTCAGATTGTCTGGCCCGGCTTCGATGTACGCCGCGAGTTCTTCGGGCGTGCCTTGGAAGCAGCCGCAGAAAAACCTCTTGGCTTCTCCAATGGTTGCCAGCGTGAGCATTCGCCCGCACTCGCCGTGCCCGGTGAAAGCGACTTGCGCGAATTGCAAACCCCGGTTTTCGGAGAGGTTCGCGCCGGAGAGGTTCGCGCTGCGGAGGTTCGCGCTGCGGAGGTTCGCGCCGCAGAGGTTCGCGCTGCGGAGGTTCGCGCCGTAGAGGTTCGCGCCGCAGAGGTTCGCGCCGTAGAGGTTCGCGCCGTAGAGGTTCGCGCCGTAGAGGTTCGCGCCGGAGAGGTTCGCGCTGCGGAGGTCCGCGCCGTAGAGGTTCGCGCCGGAGAGGTTCGCGCTGCGGAGGTACGCGCCGTAGAGGTTCGCGCCGGAGAGGTTCGCGCTGCGGAGGTCCGCGCCGTAGAGGTTCGCGCCGCAGAGGTTCGCGCGTTTTCCGGCGAGGTCATTTACCAACCAAAGGGAATGTAAACGCAGGGTTTCTTTGATTTGTTCGGTGTTCATGGTGTCGAATATATATATATATATATATAGGTTAAAAATTCACAGTGTCAAGCCGGGAATGCGATTTTGATCCAGACAAACCCCGCCACCATGGCGAGCGCGAGACACGCGGCCCATGTGCGCAACGCCTTTGCCCTGCGTCTGCGGGTTGCTACTTGGGCGTAATGGTGGCGGAGTTTGTGAGGATCTGCGTTCATGGCGGTGGTTGCTGGTTTTTGGCGGGGTGGGTTTTTAGGGGAACTCGTATCCGGCTTTGGCGAGTGCGTCTCTTGCTGTTTGCGTGTCGTATTCCATCCGTCCAGCTTCTCGCTGGTGGTCGTTTGCGCATTCCAGCAGGCTTAAAGCTGCTCCCAATGCCGCCAGCAAGTCGGGGAGCGCGGCGATTGCCTGCGCATCCGCGTTCAAAATGCGCGTGTCGCGTGAACTATCGACAAGGCAAATGCTGGCCCCGCCGTTTTCCCATGAGCGGGATATGCCTATTTCCTGCTCTCCGTTTGCGGCGTTGGATTCTTTGCGCCACGGCCCCGGCGTGATGTTTGGTTTCTTCATGGTGTTTCTGGTTTGTTGTTTCGCGGCTTTGTAGCTCACGCATGGCGGCACCCTCGCGGATGCCGTCAAGCGCGGTCTAGGCGGTTTGCAGTTCCTTTTTCTGACTGATCTTCCGCGCCACGTTGAGCGCGAGCATGGCGGCGGATGGGTTGCCCGTGCGGATGAGTTGCGGCAGTGTGGCAGAGTCGGCGATGCCATGCGCCGCTTGGAATGCGGCAATGCCGGGCGAGCAATAGCCGAGTCGGCGGGCATCTTCGATGGTTGCCACGGCGGAGCCACAGAGCCGGGCAATCAGTCGTGCCCGGCGCTCCACCTTGCCAGCGGCACGGGCGAGTTTTTGCTCGCGCGCGTGTATAGCCAGCTTGCGGGCAAACCCAGCCTGCGCATCCGCTGCCGATTTGGTGGAGTGATAGCAGAGCGCCGCGTTGCCCACGATCCAGCCTTTTTGGCTCACTATCTGCTTGCCGCTGGTTTTCACCCACACGGCGGAGCTGTCCGCGTACAGGGCAATCAGGTGCAAACCTTCGCGGGCGGAGCACTGGCGCAGGGCTTCCGACTCAACCAAAAGGATAGATCCTTCTGGCGTGAGTTTGACCGTGTGGCTTGCGTCCGTTTTGCTGTACTTGCATTGACGGCTGTACTGATCCCCTTTGTCCGTGTTGGTGAACGCGCACGGCTCGACCCCCCAGGATGCGCGGTAAGTCGTGTGTCCGCTGTAGTCTCCGCCCATCTGCGCGGCTTTTTTGCCGATTTCCAGCGCGATACGGGCAGCAGTTTCCGCCGTCTCGCGCCGGGCTTTTGGGAGCGCGGTAAAGGTGGCGGCGGCTTTTTCACTCTCAACCTTGCAACGGCGAGCCGCTGAAAGGGTGCACGGGTTAATCAGCGCAGGCACTATTGTCCCGGTGATGATTTGGTCGAGTTCCCGTTGCGCCGTTTGACGGGCGGCAACGGCTTTATCCTCGGTATTCTTGACAGCGAGCAACTTTTTAAGGTCGAGCACTTTCGTTTCGGTTTTCATATCGTGTTTTCTGGTTTGTTGTTTCGTGCGCTTTGTAGCTCACGCTTGCGCCCTCCCTTTTGCAGGGAGGACGCGGGCGCGGTCTAGTAGATTTTTCCATCTGCGGTGAACTCGTACGCGTTTGCGATGATGTTCTCTGCCACGTTATCGTCGGCGTGGTAATCCTCGTACGCGGCTTCAAGCTGGCGGTAGATCCACCGCATGAAGTCCTTCGCCGTTTCCGTGATTTCCTTTTCCGCTGCTTCCCATTGATCCGAGGTGGATTTACCTTCCCCGTTGTCTTCATACTCGCCAAGACTGACGGAAAAGTCCGTACAATTCTCGTGCGAGTAGCGGCCGCAATGCTTGACGGTGAATGAGCTTTCCGGCCATGCTTTCGCAAACTTGGCAAACTCTGCGGCAATGCGCTTGATTTGCGTTGTTGCTTCGCTTTCGCCCCATCCATCTGCCACAAGCTCCGCTTTGACACTGGCAGCTTTCCAGCTTCCTTCAAAACATGCGCCGTCGCCTTGACTCCAGAAGCCGGAAAAATAGACGTTACTTATTTCCAGCCCCATTGCTTTTCCTTGCTCTTTCGCAAACGTGCATTCACTCCAAAAGGAGTCCCCATCTAGGCGACTCGATTCCTTCCACCAGTCGCGGGCTTTTGCTTTTGCCGTGTCTGTCAGTTCCTCGTATTTGAATATCTGGATTTCCTTGGTTCTCATATGTGCGCTTTCTCTGTTTTTGGTTCGTTGTTTCGCGGGCTTTGTAGCTCACGCTTGCGCCCTCCCCTTTTGCAGGGAGGACGCGGGCGCGGTCTAGTTGGATTCCGCCACTTGCGCGGCGTAGGTTTTAGCAGATTCGGCTTCGCAGTGCTTGATGGCTGCAATGATCTGGTTAGAGATGTCCAACTCTGTCGTTTGCTGACCTAGCTCTTCCAATGCTTCAACGGTCATTTGATTCTCGTATCCGCTGATTTCTGGATTGCTTTCCTCTGGCACGTCGCCAGCCTTTTCCCAGGTTCCGCCAAGGTACGCGTTACCTTCGATCTCGTCACCGTTGACGATTGCCACGGCTCGCACGTTGCTTTGCCACGCCTGCCAGTCGTCGGGGTTTTCATCTTCCATGCCATCGCAATACTTGCGGATGTCGGAATGATCGTTGTCGTGCTCCCAGATTGTGTGAATCGAGATTGATGGCGCAATCTGGGCAAGGGCTTTTTGCAGTTCGGTTTTCATATTGTGTGCTTTCTGTGTTTCTGGTTTGCTGTGGGCGTTCGCCGCCCGAAAGGTTGCCGGTTTGAGGAGAGCCGGGTTCCATGGGTTTTCAGTGGCACCATTCGAACAGCACTGCCGCGAAAAAGCAGGCGAAGATGATCGTAATGGCGAATTGAATGAAGGCGTGAGGCTCTTGAGGGTCGAGGGGGTTCATGTGAAAGTATATAGTCTAAATGTTAACAGTGCAAGTCTTTTCTGCTATTGTGCGGCTTCCACCCACCATGGGCGGAGCTTGGCCAGTTTTTTGTCCTCGTGCGTTTTGCGCTCTTGCGCCTCCCGGCGCTCCCGCTCAACGCGGAGCTTGTCAAGAGTCGCCAAGAGGCGTTCCAGTTTATCGGGCTGAACGGGAGCGGGTTTCATGGGGCGCGGGGTTTTTAGATGTTCAAACCTTGGATCTTTTCGGCGCTCACGTAGAGAGCTTGTGACGCCTTTTTCCAAGGTTTCGCGGTCGCTTTGTCCTGCCATGCCGTTTCGATGTGTTCCACCTTTTCCAATGCCATGAGGTGAAGCGCCATCACCACGTCAAACAGGTTTGAAGCGTCCGTCAGTTTTTCGATTCGGTGATGCATATCGTTTTACGGGTTGAGGTTGCTTTAACGGACGAACCTTAACAGTGCTTTCTGAGGATGTCAACGGCCAGAAGTATATATTTTGTATGTAATCATAGTTAAAGTGTAATTTACCCTGTCTGGCTAGTTAATCTGTACTCCCTTTCCTAGTACAGGAATATTTAAGGTTATAATGAGGATAAAAATCGAAGAAAAAGAGAAAGGGAAAAGGGCTTTTAGGGCACGAGTCACAAGTCACGAGGCGAAAGAGTTGACGAATGAGGATAACCCTCATAGTATAGAAATCCTATGATTCCGCTTCAACTGACTCTGAAAATCTACCATTCTAACCGTGTCCGGCTGGATATGGTCAAACTGCCCATTCCGACAAACCTGACCCGTTGGATAAACGAGGCTGTCACTAGGCGTTTGGACAGTGAACACCCTGAAACCATTGGAGCGGTGGAAGTTTTGCCGCCCGAACCTGAAAAGCCTATCAACCCTATGGAGTTGTGGGAGAAAGCGAAGCAGGCTCCAAAGCCGTTGGACTTTCTCGGGCCGTACAGAATCAAATATGGGCAAGATCCCGCTTTTCTGGCGCTCGCTGAAGGCCAGCGGCGTGAGTTGAAGAAAAAGGGCATCATCCTTGGACTGGAAGACCTTTTGGAGATTGTGGCGAAAAAGAACGGCATGGAATTGAGCGAAGACGAAAAGGTTTCCTTCATGGCCGAGCATCGCCAGAAACAATTGGAGGTTGCGGCGGAATCAAAACTGGAAAGTTTCAACGAAATCCCGGAAGACGTGAGAGGACATCCCCGGAAGTACGCGGAATGGGATGCAAAGCGGCAGGCTCATCTTGCAGCGGTGGAAACCGATTTCTGGGGGGCTGCTGTATGATCCTGAAGAAAATACTTTTGACTTATTATCCGGTGACTCGTGCGCGGCTGGAACTTGCTCGTATCCCGCTTGGGATGTCCATCACGCGCTGGATTAACTCGGCTATTTGTGAGAAGCTGGACCGTGAACAGCCAGAAACGATTTTGGAGGTTGCGCCGGTTGAAGCTTCGCCCGTTGTCGCTCCTGATACCGATTTTTGGGGTGAGGATGAAGCCGACAAGGTTCGGGCGCTCGTCAAACGTCACACACGGTAAAAGCTGGCGATAGCACATTGGAGGGGCGGCATGTTTTCGGACGTGCCGCCCTTTCTCGTGCCCTTGACTGGGGGGCGGGAGGATGGCAAGGTGACGGCATGGCAAATCATCAAGTGACGGAGTATTGGCCGGAGATAAGGCGATTGGCGGAACTCGGCGTCCCGCTCGCCGACTTGGCGGAAAAATTCAAGGTCAACGCCAAGACCATATACAACCGATGCGCTTCCGAGGATTGGTTGATCCCGAAACGGTTAAAGGCGAAACTAGATCGGGTAAGTAGGGAATCCGGTTTTGACCCGCTTTTGGGGGGAAAATCCCCCTCTGAGTTTTCGCGTTCCCTCTTGGTTGAGACGTGGCAGGAGAAGGCGGAACACGTTCGTACCGTGGCTTATGAGGCAGCGATTCAAGCGATTGAGTCCAGTTCCGGCAACATCGTAATCGAATCGGCCAGTGACCTGAAACATGCGGTTCACGTCGCCCGGCAAGCCACTGGCATTCTTGACGCAGACACGCCCCAAATTCAACTGAGCCTGTTTGCAAATCAGGACATCAGCGGGCCTGCAATTATGGAGGCTCAAACGTATGAGGCCGAGACGTTACAGCCAGTGCAAGAGGATGCGGATTTTTGGGGATAAGTATGGAGATTCAGCGGAGAATGCAGGGTTTAGGGGTGCATCCTCCTTTCCATTACAGTCATTAAATGTAGCTAATACATTGTAGATACACGGGAAGGAAACACTGCGGACACGCAGACAAGGAGGCACCGGGCTAAGTACCTAGCAGGCGGAGCACGAGAGCAGGGGGTGAGCGGTGCCTCCTTGTCTGTGCTGCGGGGTGAAGGGTCACGCGGGTCCGGTGTGACCATTGAGCGCGAACCTCTCTTCACGTACTTAGCTCCGTACCAGTTTTGCTCTTGAAACCCAACCTTACACCACCCCCTCTACCGCTCACCTCGGCACCCCTACCCCCTTCAAAGTTCAAACCCAAATTTTTCACAGCATCCGAGAATCCCATCTTTACATTACCTGAGAGTCTGCTATATCGCCTCCATGAAAATCGACTTCACACCGTTCCCCCAGCAGAGGCAGAAGAAGGAAAACCGTCCCAAGGCCAAGGAGCGCAGGCCCAGCAGGACCACGTTCATCGACCTCACCGGCAAACGCTTTGGCCGGTGGACTGTTCTCCACGAGTCGCCGAAACCCAGGAAAGGCCAGACACGCTGGCATTGCCTCTGTGACTGCGGCAAGGAGAAGCCCGCTGTCCTCTATGGCGGACTCGTCAGCGGCGCGTCAAAGTCATGCGGCTGTCTCCGCATGGAGGGTCTGGTGAAGCCCACCCACCAAGTCCACGGCCAGCGCAACCCCACCTACCGCGTGTGGCAGGGTATGAGGACACGCTGCTACAACCCGATGCATCCGTCCTACCGCAACCACGGTGAGCGGGGGATCACCATCTGCCCGCAGTGGCAGGATGACTTCGACCAGTTCCTCAAAGACATGGGGCCGCGCCCCGAAGGGTTGTCCATCGAACGCATCGACAATGAGGGGAACTACACGCCCGAGAACTGCAAGTGGGGCACCCGCTGTGAGCGGGCAGGCAACACCCGCAGGAACCTCGTGGTCGAGTGGAACATGGTCCAGTGCAACCTGATCGACGTGGCACGCATGGAGAACGTGGATTACGCCAGCCTGCGCTACCACGTCTTCCACAAGGGACGCCCCTTGAAGACGGCAGCGGCGATCCTGCGGGCGCAGGGGAACACGTTCCACGAGCGGTCAGCGGAGAAAGGGTCAACGCGGAAGAACAAGACCGACGAGAAGCGGAGCAGGAGAAAGCCGCGACCGCTGTTCGTGCCCGTCAACCCCTCATCTTTACACTTTCTTGATTGACAACCTACCAACCCCGTAGCACCGTCACACCCTATGAGCGAACCACAAGCAAACCCACTCTTCCTCCGACGCGCCCGCAAGATCAACACCATCGCCGAGGCCATTGACGGTGCGGTGGGGTACCTGAACAGCGGAGAGTTTGAACGGCAGGCGGCAGCCGCCTTCAACGGGAACTTCGGCCCCGAGCCGTTCGTCACCCTCCAGATCACGCTACGACGCGACCCCAAGCAGCCCGGCGCGTTCTCCTACCGCTGCAACACCAACGTCCGCCACGACATCGGCTCGGGCGTCAGCTTCTACGGACTTCAGCCATGAACACAGAACAAACAGCACAGCAACTTCGCCTCGCGGCGGACATCATCGAAACCATGAACACGATCACACTCAAAGACACTGACGGCGGCGAGTGCCGCTTCACGCAAAACGAAGATGGGCAGGTTCGTGTGAAGTCGATGACGCTGGATGGAGTAGAGTACTCTGACATCGCCACCCCCGTTGAGGCAATGCTGTTCCAACGCCTGCTCGAACTCTCGTGGATTCCCATCATCGAGCGCCTGCCCACGCGGGAAGACGCCAACGACTTTGCCGACGTGGAGTGGTCGGACGGCAAGCAGGTGTGGGAAGGCACGTTCAACGAACTCCACGACACCGCAACCCACTGGAAGAGGATCGTGCTGCCATGAGCACCGACGAACATCTCGACAAAATCGTGGAGCGGTGCCGTTCTGTTGCCGCCACTCCTGAAATGCTCCTAGTCCACGCGCTGTTCAGCACAACCATCGTCGCCATCGAAGGTCTGCGGCTCATCGCCAGCCAAGGGTCGCACCCGGAGAGCAGTTCCGCCAAGTGCGACCTGCACAAGATCCTTGGATTGTGGCCTGAAGAAATTCTTTGACATCAGAACCATTCAACTTTACACACTCTCCCATGACTGACTCAAAGACAACTCCACTCGACGACCCACGCACCCGCCAAACCATGCAGGCGTTCTCCGCCTACATGGCAGCATCCGAGGTGGCGCGAGTCGCCATCGGAGTGATTGAGGCGGCACTGAAAAAGGGGCTGCACCATTCCCGCCCATCGCTGGAGCAAGCGGTGTCTCTCCTCAACGCCCAGCTTCGGGACATCAGCCTGGGTCTCGACCCCAACACACCACCTTCATGAAAATCCTCTGCATCCTCCAAAACCAATGGGCCAAAGATCCCGACCGGATTCTCGCCCTGCACGCCAAGCACCCCGGCAGGCGCAACGAGATCATCACGCGCATGTTGTTCCGTGAATCTCTGACTGGTCAGCGCATTGAGATGGTCTTCGGCGACCTGATGGAGCAGCACGCCTTTATCTTCGACGAAGCGTCCACCGTGGTCACGCCGTCCAGCAAAGGCAATCCGCCCTACAACGCCAACCACGTCCGCGAAACCATCACTCGCGTCCAGCCAGATGCCGTCATTACCTTCGGCTCGTCCTCGCGTCGGGCGGTGGAGGATGTGCGCAAAGCCAAACGTCTCAAGATCGACCTGCCTCCGGTGATTGAGTGTGTCCATCCCGCCATCCAGAAACCCACCTGGATGCGGCAGATGCTAGCCACCAAAGCGGCGCTCAAGGAAATCATTAAACGGCTGCAACCCGTATGAAAACCCCCTCCCTGATCGAAGACGGACACACCCTCGACCTGACTCCCTGGTGGCATCGGTGCCTGCAAAAGCTCCTCCCGTTCAAGCGTCGGAAGGTGGTGGCACTGGAAGACGTGTTGCCGCTGCTTGATGCACTGGAAAGCGTCGAAGCCCAAGGCCGTCCGCACAGTCGCGTCTGCGGGTGTGAGTTGTGCGAGACCTGGGATCAAGTTCACTACGCCTACACCAAGTTCATCTTCAAACATCCACTGCCATGAGTACCTCTGAATCTTCCGCAATCGAGTGGTTCACCAAAGACCGCGAAGGCGAGACACCTAAACGCCCGGACGGTTCCATCGACTTTGAGGATTTGTGCGGGGAGTTCCTGGTTGAAGGAGTGCCCTACAAGACTGTAAAAGAAAAATACGACGCACTTCCACCCTATCTAAAACTTGACGTATGACCAACTCCCACTGGCTCACCCTCTCCGCCACCCTCCTGATCATCTCCGCCCTGCTGGTCGGGCGCTGGGTCTATGAGGTGTTCCGCTACACCAAGGAAAAGCGCATCGCGTTGGAGGCCCAACGGCACATGCTGCGTTTCTGCAAACACCCCACACGCCGCAACTGGGAGAACGCCTGGATATTCATCACTGACAACGAGGTCAAGCTCGGCGAGTTGGACTGGCCGCTGGTCGAGCGGTTCACCAAAACAGCGGTCGCCATCAACTTTCCACCCGAGGAGGTGAAGGCATGAATTTCAAACATTTCACATACACCTTCATCGGCGTCGTGTTTTTCAGTTTCGCCGCATTTGTCGGGATGTTCTTCCTGACCGTCCAACGCAGCAGAGAAGCAAATCGTGTTGCGTTGGACGTTTGGAATCGCACCCACCCTGAGATGCGCCTGACTCGTGAGGAGTTCGACGCGCTCAGCAACAGGCGCATGCTGAATCTTAACAAATCCGACTGATGCCCAACCCTCGCAAAAACCTCAAAGGCAAAACCTACGGCAGCCTCACCGTGCTGCGTCTGGCGAAGCCTGACAACAGCGGCAACACGCAATGGCTGTGCCTCTGCGACTGCGGCAAGGAAACCACCGTGCGCTACCAGCACCTTTACACCGGACGCACCAAGTCGTGCGGCTGTGGCAAGAAGCGCGGGCGCAGCCTGGACCCGCTCAGCGAGGAGGCGTTCTGGGGATGAGTGCTGACGAGAGCAACTGGAAACCTGACTACTCCGTCACCCCTCGCCGTGTGGTGTGCGCAGCGAACCGCCACAAGACCAAAGGCATCGTCGTCTGCGGAGTAAGGCATTGGGACAAACTTATGAGAGGACAAGTCGATGCCATGGGAGAGAAACCCATCGGCTGGGATCAAGGGTTTGTGGATCAGTTTGGCGATTGGATGAACCGTGAGGAGGCTTGGAAGATCGCCACCGATCAAAATTAGATTGTCCGAGAAGTGTCCTCGCCGGGAACCCTTTACAGCGAGAATTTGTACTGATCACCCCTTCTTCGCAGGTTTCCCCACCTCCCCGATGAACCCTTTCACCGGCTTGACCAGTAGCAGGCGCACGACCTTCCGGTAGTTCCGTTGCACCGTGATCCTGCTCACACCCAGTAGTTGAGCGATCTTCTTGCAGCCGAGCGTCCAGTCCACCTGCACCCACGAGGACAGCGGGATGAACCGGCGTGTGGTCTTCAACCTCTTGCGCTGATACCCGGCTTTCATCTCGGCGTGTCTCTCGCACAACTTGCTCTTGGGACAACGGATGGAGGGTTTGCCGCCGCAGATGGGGCACAGGTTTGCCCCCTTGCGCATCAGCGCCCACCGCTGTTGTTTTGAAAGTTCATCGAAATTTAGCATTGACCTGATATATACTTGGTGGCAGCATGCGGTCAATAGCTTATTGCGCCCGTGGGGAATGTAGGCTCTTATCCCGGCACCATGCCCGAATTACCCTCATCTCTCGCCAAGCTGCCAACGGAGACTCCCCCGGTCCCGGACGCCACCGCCGCCACTCGCGTCAAGCGGGCAAGCGACGTGGTCAGCCAGTTCCAAACACTCTTCAACGAGGACTACATCGCCAGCCGCGACAGAGCGGTCGTGCAGTCCATGGCAGACCGACAGCCGCCCTACAGCGACGGCGTGCTGCGCAAGCTGGGCATCTCTGGCATCACCAACGTCAACTGGGGCGACTTGGGCGTTGCCCAGGCCGAGGCAGAGAAGCCGTACAATTCGGTGCTCATGTCGATGTCGCACTTCGGCATCGTGCCCTTCAAGCGTGAGGCGATCAACCAAGGCGTCGTCTCTGAGTCAGACGCCGAGGGAATGCAGATGGTCGTGGCGGAGGAGCTTCACCGCATGATCACCGAATGGCGAGACTTCCGGTTCTGGTGGAAGCTGCTGGCCCACTACTTCTCCATGTGGGGCGTCGGGTTCAACTACCGCGACGACAATCTCGACTGGCGTTGGAAGGCGGCGTCCCTTCAAGAGGTGAAAATTCCTCGCGGCGTCAAAGCAAGCGTCAACGAGGCCAACCACATTTTCATGAAGGTGGACATGACCCCGTCCGAACTTTTTGCCAAAGTGAAAGACCCCGAGGCAGGCAGGCTTACCGGGTGGAACGAAGCCGCGATTCGCAAGTCCTGCATCAACGCACAGCCCAAGCCGCTCGAAACGCAGTCGCCCGAAGCAATGGAGGCAATGTGGAAGGATAACGCTTTTTACGCAGGTAACACCAACGTCGTCATCCAAGCCGTCCACGGATTTGACAAAGAAGTGGACGGCACGGTCAGTCACTACATCGTGGACTACCTGCTCAACACGGACGACGCTGAGTTCCTCTACGAGAAGAAGGGCGAGTTCGGCAGCATGTCTGAGTTCATCAACGCTTACCTCTTCGGCGTCGGCACCAATGGCGATTTGCACAGCATCCGAGGCAACGCTTTCAACCTGTTCCCCGCCGCCAGTGCCCTCAACAAACTGCGGTGCAAGCTGGTGGACAAGGCCAACGACGAGGCCAACACCTTTCTTTCCACCGAGAACGAAGATGCGACCATTGACAACATGATCGTGCCTCGTGGTCCGTATTTCCAGCTCTCCACCGGCACCACCTTCGTCGAGCGGACCACACCCCCGGTCGCCCAGAACCTCGTACCCGCCATCTCCGCGATGAACGAGGTGTTCCGTACGCAGTCCTCGGGCATGGCTCCGCGCTCCACCAGCCAGTCGGAGGAGGGGCAGAAGACCAAGTACGAGCTTCAACGGCGGGACGAGATCGACTCCTCGCTCACCAGCGATGCCATGGACATGTTCATGGAAGCGTGGAAGTGGGACTACCGCGAGGTGGTCAAGAGGGTCATCAACCCGGAGCTTCACCCCGACCATCCGGGCGGTGCGCAGGCGTTTGAGTTTCGCAAAAGGTGTATCGAACGTGGGGTGCCCGAGCAGGCGTTGCTCTTGCTCGACTACGACCGGATCACCCTCAACACGGGCATCGGTCGTGGGTCGAGCGCCGAGCGCCGGTCAGTGCTCTCCAACTTGAACGAGACCATCTATGGTCGCCTCGACCCCGAGGGGCAGCAGACCCTCACCCGCGACACCATTGCCGCGCAGACCGACTACCGTTACGCCCTGTCGCTCGTGCCACGGATGGCCGGGCAGCGTCCGCCAATCGACAAGCAGATCGCCAACAACGAGAACCAACTTCTTCAGGTCGGCGGCAACGCCATCATCGTGCCGAACCAGAACCACGAGGTTCACGTCAGCACTCATCTCGAACTGTTGCAGGCGCTCAACGCCGCGCTCTCCAACGTCGAGATGGAGTTGGAAGAAGCCATTCCGGTCATGCAGAAGGCGTCCGAGCACTGCGGCATGCACATGGAGTACCTCGACCCAGAGAGTGCCCCCTACCGCGAGTTCAAGCAGCAGCTTCAACAGCTTGGCGAGGTCATCACCAACGGCGCGAAACATCTGGAGGCCGAACGGCGCAAAGCCGAGAAGGAGCAGGCCAAGATGCAGGGGATGCCCGCCACCGAGGACGGCACCCCTCCCGGCGTGTTCGGACAGGCGGTGGACGCCGCCGCCAAGATGGAGTTGCTTACCCAGCAGGGTCTCACCAAGATGGAACTCCAGAAACGGGAGGCCGATCAAAAGCTCCTCATCAACGACGCCTTCGCCGCGCAGAAGCTCAAACACATGGAAGCCCAGCAGCAGGTTAAAGCGCGGGCACCCCAGAAGACACCTCCCCAAGCATGAACACACCCATCCTGTCCAGCCCCGAGATCAGCCGGTTCAGGTCTTCTGCCCCGTTGCAGGAAGCTCTGAAAGCCGAGTTGAAGCTGCCCGGCATTTCCGCCGCTCTCGCCGCCATCGCCAGCACCACGCTGCCACGGAGCATCCCCGGCAGTATTCCCGGCAACCACCCGGACACTGCCATCGCGCATCAGTTCTTCCGCATGTTCGGGGTGCAGCAGGTGCTCTCCACGTTGGAAGCCATGTCCGTCGCCCCTGGCAAGCACATCCTGGAGCAGGTGCCCGAGGTGGACGCTTTCACCACCACCCTGCCGCCCGAGTTTGCTGATCCCCTCCCGCCTGACCAAAGGAAGAAATAGTTTATGTCCAACCCTACCACACCCGACGCCCCTGAATCTGTTGATCTCGACATGGGGGGACTCGACGCCGCCCTGGCAACCCTCAACCCGGCAAACCCGCCGCCCGTCGAGGCCGCTCCGGTAACGCCGCCTGACGCCCCTGCGGACGCTCCGAAGCCTGCCGACGCAAAACCCGCCGACGAGAAGCCCAAGAAAGGTCTCGACGCGCTGCCCGGCGAAGCGGTTGAGGAGAAAAAGGAGGAAGCCAAGAAGGAAGAGCCTGTTGCCGAACCAGAGGTGGATACCTCCAAATGGGCCAAACCCCAGCAGCAGGCGTTCGCCGCCATGCGTGCGGAGAAGAAACGCGCCGAAGAAACGGCCCGCGATGCCCAGATCCGCTACGACAAGCTCCAGAAGGAGTATGAAGCATTCAAAGCCACGCCGAAAGACAGCGAGGAGACTGCCAAAAAGCTCGCAGAACTGGAAACGTGGAAGCGTGCTCACGATTTGAAGAGCACTCCTGAGTGGGTGTCTGCCGTGGACACTCCCATCCAGCAAAGCCTTAGCCTGTTGGAGCGTATCGCCGGGCACGCCAAAATCGACGCCAAGGCGCTGATCGACGCCACGGACGAACCTATCCAGTTCGAGCGCATTCTTGCCATCCGCGAAGTCTTCGAGGCGGCGGAAGAGCCGGTACCCGACACCCTCATCACCGCTGCCGTCAACGAGGCCGACAAGCTGCACCCGCTCTACGAGAAAGCGGCGAAGATGGAGAAGGAGGCCGAACAAACCCTCAACAGTCTCAACCATCAGACCGAGCAGCAGAAAGCCGCCGCCGCCAAGGCGGAGGAAGCCGCCTACCTTAAGCACCACGACCACATTTATGACCAGATGGTGAAGAAGCTGCCGTCGATCTTCAACAATCCCGAGGTCGCCGAGGAGATCAAGTCCGCTCGCCCGGCCACCGATCCAGCCGACAAGGCGTTCCAAGCCCAAGCCGCCGCCGCGCTTCCCACCATCGTCAAGGAACTCTTTGCCGTCCGTGAAGAGGTGAAGAAGGAGCGTGCCGCCAAGCTCGCCCTGCTTAACACCCGTCCCGGCGTCAAGCCTTCCAGCACTCCTGTCCAGAAACCCGCCAGCCCGGAAGACGTGGAACTTGATGAAGAAGGGCTTACCGCCGCCCTGCGCGGGTTGAGGGCGCAATAATTCTGTTTGACATCCACATGCAGAGTGTATAGTGTTTGTCATTGAAGCGTAAAATCGCCTGACCTTCACAGGCATTTAGTAAACTGGAGCGTAAACACGCAGGCACCTCCCCTGACTCAAGCAACTCGCCTTGCTTTCGTCATCGGGATAATAACGGTCACGTTGAGCAGGCCAACACCCTCAACTTACCCTACCGTTATGCCTGCCGACGCTATCAACCAGTACTTCATCTCCGACGCCTCCCGTATTCAAGGCAAGATCGACAAGGTCATGCGCGTGAAAGGTCGTCTCTCCCCCCTTCTCAAGAAGGATGTCCTGCCCGATGGCATGGGCTTCAACTTCTCCACCGTCATCACCAAACGCTCTGTGGGCGTCGGCGGTGGTTGGGTCGCTGTTGCCACTCCAGACGGTTCCGGCAACAACTGCGTTCCGACCCCCACGGTCGTTTCTCCTGCTCGTACGCAGATCAGCTACTCTGCCTCGCAGACGGTGCAGTTCTCGGAAGACATCTGCTTCCGCGACCTTGCTGCCGCCTACGACGCCCGCGATCAGCTTGCCACCGACCGCGACAACTTCGTCGCGAACGTCGTGGACCTGTGGGACATCCAGGACAAGCTCCAGTTCACCTACTGGGCCGGTCACAAGATCATCTTCAACGGCTCGCTCACGGAGACGACCAACGGCACCACGATGCCCGCGACCATCGCCACCAGCACGATCAACCAAGGTCTCCTGGACGTGCTCTACAACCGTGCGACCCAGGACGCCGCTGGTGAAGAGTCCGCCTACGCCAAACGTCAAGGCGCTCCGATCCTGCCGCTGATCCTCTCCCAACAGGCGCACCGCACCCTCATCAAGGGCGACGACAGCATCCGCGACGACTTCCGCTGGGCTGACTCCGGCAAAGGCGACGGTGCTGTCCTGCTCCAGAGCTGGGGCATCGACCGTGAGTACGGCGGTTTCCACCACATCATCGACCAACGTATGCCCCGCTGGGACTTCGTGAACGGTGCCTGGGTGGAACGTCCGTTCTACTCCAGCACCGCCACCACCATCGGTGAAGCTGCTGACGTTTCTGCCGCTTACACCGCCGCCGAGTTTGAAGACCTCTACATCTTCAGCCCGGACGTGATGACCCGTCAGGTGCCGAAGCCCTCGACCTCCTTTGGTTCCGGCTCCAGCGCCAAGGCGATCAGCTTCAACGGTGAAGTCGTGTGGCTCAACATCCCCGACAAGGAACTCAATCCGTTCAGCGACATCGGCTTCTTCGCCGCCCGTCTGTATGCGGCTTGGAAGCCCCGCAAGGTGCAATACGGCTACGTCGTCCGCTTCAAGCGTTGCCCGAACGTCGCCACGACTGACTGCCCCGCCTATTGATAGCAGGGGTTGACACCTCAATCATGGCGGGGAACCTGTTCACGCAGGCTCCCCGCCTTCTTTTCACCCACTCCCCTCATGATCACGATCCCTGTCCCCGCCGAGTTTGACACCGCCTCCTACGAGATGGGCGTCCCCATTGAAGTCACCGCTACGGTCATCCTGACCGACAAAGGGATGGAGCTTCAAGCCATCGACGGCATGCCCGTCGAGTCCGAAGAAGCTCCTATGGAGGAAGCAGAAGACCTAGAAATGGACGAGGCTGGGCTTGAACAGGCTCTTGGCCGCGCCCCAATGATGGAGGCATAACACCATGACGACCACCACAACCACAGGCACCGCCGAGGACGCTGCCGCGCTGGCGGTCATCGGAGGCACGGCTTTCGCTGAAACGGAGGTCGGACTGCTCCAGCAAATCCTCGTCGCCATCGCCAACGCACCATGACCACCACTACACTTTTTGGCTCTGATGAAGCACAAGCCGCCCGCGACCTAATCGGGGGGACGGCTATTGGCGAACTGCGCAACGAACTGCTCAAGCAGATTCTCGTGGCGACGGCTAACCGGGCGGGCGGTCTGCCGTCTGGCAGCACGATCACCGACATCATCAACCAGATTACCAATCCTGTTGAGTACTCGGTCGGCTACCTTGGCATCCCGCAAAACTCACAGAGCGCAGCTTACACCACCGTCTTGACGGATGCCGGGAAGCACATCT